CGGAATTGCTCCGGCTATATCTAAGTATGCAGAAATAATCAGGATCGACCACTCGGTCGACACTGTAAACCACGTCTTGTCACTAGGCTTTGCGACACTCGCCTTTAGTCTGTTCGTCTTGGACGACCCACAGTTTGGTAAGCTAGATAGTGGAAACGCCTTGGCGTTTTAATAAGGAGAAATAATTGCCTAGAAAAGTTTGGACTGCCGGGGATGTTCTCGCAGCAGCGGATGTAAACACCTACCTTGGCGACCAAGTAATTTCCGTCTTTGCGGACGCTGCCGCTAGGGACGCTTCGATTACTTCTCCGCTTCACGGTATGGCTTGCTACTTGCAGGACACTGACGCCTTGGAACTTTATGACGGTTCTGCTTGGGAGTCAGTAGCATCCAGCGGACTTGCAAGCATCATCACAGACACCACAACCGCACGAACACTTACTACCGCTGCCGATTCAGGCAAGACAATCCTGTTCACAAACGCAGGCGCAACGACTGTCACAGTAGACGCAAGCACCGACCTAGCAGTTGGCGCAAGGGTTGATATTATCCAAGACGGCGCAGGCGTAGTCACAGTGACCGCTGACGGTGCAACAATCAAGGCGGCAGAAATTTCCACAACCTCTGGGAGTTTTACAATCGGCGCTCAGTATTCAGCCGCAACACTTCTTTGTGTAGCGACAGACGAGTACCGACTAATCGGCAACATTACGGCGGTCTAGATGAGCTTTATTTTATTAGGAATACTGAACTCGCAAGCTTCGGGTGGGCTTAGCTATTGGCTCGCAACTCTAGGCGGTGCAAGCAGTGACGACTGTAATTCTTTATCGGTTGATTCATCAGACAATCTTTATTTATCTGGCACTACTTCTTCCGTGGGGGCAGGCGGTGATTTATTACTAGCCAAAGCTGACACTTCTGGAGCTATCCAGTGGCAAAGAATTTTGGGCGGCAGCGATTACGAAGAGTCCTACGGGTCGGCCGTTGACAGTTCAGGAAATCTATTTAGCGTTGGAATTTCAAACTCACAGGGTGCAGGTTCTTTTGATGTTTTACTATCTAAATACAACTCATCAGGCGTTATTCAGTGGCAGCGTGTATTAGGTGGTGCTAGTAATGACATAGGAAATTCCGTAGCAGTTGATTCATCAGATAACGCTTATTTTGTTGGTAACACAAGCTCAGAGGGGGCAGGCTTTGCCAGCCTTGTACTTGCTAAATACAATTCCAGCGGCACTATCCAATGGCAGCGAGTGCTAGGCGGTACTGGTAGCGATAGTGGCTCAGGGGTGGCGGTTGACTCGTCAGACAACATTTATGTCGCTGGTGAAACTACATCAGAAGGTGAGGGCAACTCCGACACCTTACTTGCAAAATACAACTCATCAGGCACTATTCAGTGGCAGCGAATTCTGGGAGGTACTGGTGCGGAGCCGGGAAAATCAGTATCTTTTGATTCAGCAGGCAACGTTTATTTGTTTGGTTATACTGGCTCACAGGGCGCAGGCAACAGGGACTTTCTTTTAGTCAAATATAATTCGAGCGGAACATTACAGTGGCAGCGAATTCTAGGCGGTACTGGCGGCGACAGCGGCTTGTCAATAAGTTTTGATTCAGACGATAACGCCTATGTTCTTGGCTATTCAGATTCTTCTGGCGCAGGTAGTAATGACTTTCTTTTTGCAAAATACAACTCATCAGGGACTATTCAATGGCAAAGAACTTTGGGCGGTACTGGTAGCGACTTAGGAAAATCAGTAAAAATAGACTCTTTGAACAATCTGCTAATCTCAGGCCGGACAGCATCAACGGGCGAAGGTGGAAATGATGTTCTTTTTGGCAAGCTTCCTAATGACGGTTCGCTAACAGGGACTTATAGCCTAGACGGAGTGGACATCGTTTATGCAGCTTCAAGCCTTACCGCTGCAACAAGCACTCTTACAGCAGCAACAAGCACACTAACTTCCTCAACTAGCACCCTAACCGCAGCAACTAGCACACTCACAGCGGCAAGCGCCTCACTGACCTCTCACCTAGTAGAACTCTAGAAAGGCACAAATGCTATACATAAATGCAGAAAATGAATACCCTCGACACATAGGGGATGTTCAACTAGCCAAGTCGGGCTTCAAGGATGGCGACCCTCTGCCTACAGGTTGGGTCAAGGTTGAAGAATCAGAACGACCAACGGCAGGCACTGACAAGGTAACCGTCGAAGGCACACCTGAAGAAGTTGACGGTGTAATGACTCAGACTTGGACAGTCCGAGATTTGACTCAGGCAGAGCTTGACCGCAGAGCTGCACCTGCTAACGCCAAAGCAAAGCTGATTGAGCTTGGTCTAACCGAGTCAGAAGTAGACGCACTAGTCAGAGGGTTGGTTCGATAATGCCAGTAGTCTCAACAGGCGTATCAGTAGGCACTTCCATAACAGCAGTATCAGGGCCGTTCATTTCTAGCAAGGTCGTTTACTTGCAGTCCGGAACCGAAGGCGCTGCAACTTATGTCGGCGGCTCAAACGTATCGGCTGCTAACGGCATACTTCTTAGCGAAACTAACAACGCTGTTTTTCAGACAAACGCAGACGACACCTTGTATTGCATCTCTGATACTGTCGGCGCTGTTGTCAAGGTATTAGAAGTCAAATAGCTGATGGCAGAAGAAACCAACTCATCCGTAAGGATCACAAACGCTCAGGTGTACGAGAAACTAATCGAAGTTTCTAACGTGCAGATTGAGATGGTTGTTGAGTTGCGTGGACTTAAGTACTTGCCAAGCAAGGTTGCCGACATCGAGAACCGACTATCGAAGGTTGAGCTTATTGCCCGACTTGTTTACGGAGTCTACGGCGCAACACTGGGAGCAGTGGCAGTCGGGTTAGTGAGCTTACTCAATGGGTAAAATATACAAGCCAAGGAAATTAAAGTGAGTCGCTTCTCTGATCGCACTGCCGATTGGCGTTTGGTTTATGACGCAAAATACATAACCTCGCACTATGGCGAGATGAGCAACTTTCGCAAAGCAAACGGTATGCAACCGCATTCCGGGACAGACTGGGCTAGACCGCTTGGCACACGCATTCCTGCAATCGCCAAGGGTACAATTCGGTTGATTCAGTTCTCAGACGTTCTTGGTTGGGTTGTTGTACAAACGGCTATGGATAAAGACGGCGTTGTCTGGTATCTCGGTTACTGCCACATGGATTCTAAGCCGGGCTACCGTGTTGGGCAGAAGCTACGCAAGGGTCAGACTGTCGGACTGCTTGGCAACACTGGCAAAAGTTCTGGCCCTCACGTACACGTCACAGCGTCGAGAACTCTCAAGGGTGTCTTTGGCGTAACGTCAGACAAGGTAGACGTATACAAGCTAATCCTCGCTAATGTAAAGAAGCCCGTCCGAGAGGTATGCGAATGTTGCAAAAGACCCTTATAAAAATGTTTGACGGAGTGTTCTTTCTAAAGGATGAGCCAGAGTCTGCAACCGGTGCAAGCTGGAAGTTCCGTCGCAAGCTAATCTTCGGATCTTATCGTCTCGGCTTTGCAATGATTATCTTTGGCTCACTGACATTCCTGGTTGACCAGTGGGGCGTCGGAGTCACTTTGATAACTGGCGGCGTATCGCTTATCTCAATAATCACAACGGCGTACACTGTAAGTGCATCGTGGCAAGACGGTAAAAACAATCAAGATTGGACTAATGGAGATGTTTAGTAAAGAATTTATTAACAGTGCCGGAGAGCGTGCTGTAAAGACTTTTGCTCAGGCAGGACTTGCCTTCTTAGGTGGAGGCACTGTAGGGCTATTTGCAGTTGACTGGGTTGGCTTTTTTAGCATCGCATTAGGCTCGGCTTTGCTATCTGTCTTGACCTCAATCATTACAAAGAAGTCGCTCTAAGTTTTTTCCTAGCGTCGGCGCTCAGCCCTCCCCAGATGCCGTGACGTTCGTTAGCTGCTAAGGCATAAGCCAAGCACTCCACTCTGACCAGACAGACTCCGCAAAGACGTTTGGCTTCGACTGTAATTGGGAGCGCTGGCCCTTGCTCAGGAAACCAAATGTCGGGGTCAAGCTTTTGACAAGAGGGTGTTGTCGGCAGGTCAAGAATTGCAAGGCGCAAGTTGTCGTGTTCTTTGGCAGCCCTCACCTTTTAAGCCAACCTTTAGGAGCGAGCTTCCTGCGCTCCTTGTAGGTAAGACCTCCCCAGATGCCGTGAACCTCGTTAGCGACGATGGCGTACTCAAGGCACTCATTTCTAACAGGGCAAGTTTTGCAAAACTTCTTTGCGGTTCTAAAATCGTGGACGCCTGTTGTCACGTCGCTATACCAAATCTCAGGGTCGGTCGTCTGGCAAGGTGGTATCGCAGGAGCGTTTGCGATTGCAAGTTTTAGCTTTTCGTAAGCCTGAAAGTTAGTCATACGCAAACAGTAACCAAGCGCCTTGCAAAAAACAAATCAACGGTCTTGCGGTGAAGTCGCTCCCCAGATTCCATAGCGCTGATGCGTCTCCATTGCGTAGGTGAAACAATCGTCAACCATTGGGCAAGCCTTGCAGATTGCCTTTGCGGTTTTGGTTGCAACTGCTCTAGCTTCTGGGTCGCTTATGTCCTCCGGGAAGAAAACGTTTGGAAGCTTCTGGCAATCAGGATCGTGCAAATTCACGAGCTTTAGAAATCTCATATAGGGACTTGAAAGGTGTCCGTGCTTTGACATAGAATCAGCCTAGCCAACAAAGGAGAAATATGGAACTGCACACACCAAAGCAATTCAATAACGCAAGTCTGGTCGGAATCTTCAATCCGGGCAGCGATGAGTGGCACGCAGCACGAGCCGAAGGATTAGGCGGAAGCGAGATTGGCGTAGCGATGGGTCTTAGCCCTTTCCAAAGTGCCTATTACTTATGGGCGGTCAAGACGGGACAAATAGAGGCACGTCCTGTTTGGAACTGGGCGATTAGATTCGGGCAAAAGTTCGAGCAACCAATAATGGAACTCTTGCAAGAGGAACATCCCGACTGGGAAATCTATTCCACCGGAACATACTCAAACAACGAGCGACCTTTTATGCACGCTAACCCCGACGGCTTGGCTAAAGTCAATGGCGAGTGGGTCATTGTCGAGGTAAAGACTTCACGCAACTACTGGCACGAAGTACCACCGACTTACATCCAGCAGGTGAGGTTCTATATGTCCGTAATGGGAATCAAGCGAGCGGTCATTGTTGGCGTGGTCAATATGGCTTGGGTCGAACATTGGGTCGA